CCGCCAAAAAAGCGATCGGACAGAAGCTTTCGGTGTCGCGTTTCACATAGCCACTGTCTGATGATGTGGACGTGTAAAGGTCATAATTGAGCGCAACGCCCCCCGGACGTGAGCCGACGGCACTAACAAAACCCAGCCCTTCATTTTTCGGGAGGTAGTCGAAATCCGCCGGTGACATAGACCTTACAAGGTCCCAGTATGGAACCTCCATTAGCTTTTGCTGTGGGCACGGTGTGGGATCACTTACCGGTTCACTCCAGTAGGGATCCTGGACTTCTATGTAAGACGCCACAGGCAATGAATAAACGTCTTCAATGGCGTCGATCGTGATAGTTGAGTCGGTCAACGTGCCATAATTGACCTCGCCAACACGAAAGACCATCTGCTCAATTCCAAGTTTGGGCCATTTGAAAACGAACACATCGCCAGGCACAAGGTTATATGCTTTGCGAGATACTTTAATCGTTAGCTTACTCAGCATTGCCGCCGAGGCCGCAAGGTCTCGCATGGCCACCTTGGTTGCAAGCGACAAGTTTGTAATTCCGAGGTATTTTTTCTCATCCGACACGACTCTACCTTGAGCGGCAAAGTTGGCGAGGTCTTGCACACAAATGCTTCTTTCCTCTCCACTGTTCATATCTGTGTAGTAAATAGTAAGCTGATTAACAGTATCGGCAAGAGCTATACGCTGATAACTGACCATTTCCTTGATCGATGTTTCGTCGAACACAGGCAATGAGCTTACATTGTAGTCATTCCGTATGAGTCGAATTTGAAATAGACCAGTCGTCGGATTGACGAATAACATCCCTCCGATGTGGTCGAGTATGAGCTGCAGGAACTCTTCGATCGATCCACCTGCCCAGGTTATGCTCATGCCGAAGTTTTCGCTCTTTAGTGTGCTTGCGGCATTGATGAAGGATGTCTGGTCTATCTGGCCAAGTCCGTGCTCGGTAATGAGCTCATAGATGATGTGAATGGGGTTGGCATTGCCGCCTACGTCGGCATAAGTAGGTTGCCAAGTTTTTGCGGGGATACGTTTTAGCTTCGCTTTCCACGGCTTGATGTAGGGGTTAAGGGCCGCGAGGTATACTTGTTTAGCCACAAGCGAGACAACACCCCTAAAGGCTGGAGTATTTGCTCCAAGCTTGCTGAGTAGATATGAATTTACCCCCTGTGTATCGCCTCCGAACATAACATCAACGTCGCCCTGCACACCACCTTCGCGGTCTTCTCCACCGAATAAATTAGGCTTATCGATATGTATTGTAGAGTTGGCGGTCACGTTACCAGTCCAGGCCGTCTTATCGCCTACGGCAATGGCCTGCAAGGCATCTGCGGCGTCACAGAAGACCATGTGAAGCCCTGCGTAGTATTTGTAGCCAACTGTAATCTCGACTTTGCCCTTACCGCCCATCTATCTCTCCTATCTGAGCTTTCTTGTGCTCAACTACTTTTAACGCCATAGCGTCATCTGTATCTAATAATACATCAGCATCAACTCCGTGATTAACGAAGTCGCGAAAGTCGATGTTGTGTTTCTTGCAGAACTCTTTAATTCCCTTAATGCAATATCCCAATTCCACAGCATCTTTAACACTAACGATCATTTGAAGTCCTCACTTCGCTTGATAGGCGTTGTGCGTAAGTCGCCATACCAGACGACGTTAGGCGAGCTGATCCATACTGTGCCATAGATGCGTGGTATAGGATCGGAAGCATTAACGATAGGCACGTCTGAGTCCTCGATAGTGGAGGGCGGCGGTGCTGAAGGCTTTGGTCGAAGCAAAAATGCAAGATAACTAAAGAGAAGTCCAAGCCCAAGAGCAAGCCAAATACTCATTCCTCATCCCTCCTACCAAAAGATCGTGCTGGACGATGTAAACGGATTCCGTCCGGGTATCCACGGAAAGCCACCAAAATTGATGTGGTTGTTAAATTTATCTCTGCATGTAGCTAATGTATGGTCACACCCAGGATAAACCTCAACTTGTTTACCTGCCGTGAGTTCTGGTATTTGGTTTGACAGCGTAACTGTGCTCCCCGAATGTGCGCTGATATATCTCATGTGCGTTAGGCCAGTTGTGCCGTCGTAAAACATGAGATAACCACCTGTAAAATATCCATTAGGTTTTGTGCTGAAAACAGAAGACGTGACGCTCGTTCCACTCACAGTGCTCGCTACCGCAACGGTTCGATAGCTTATCCTACTTACTTTGCACCTATTACCATAGAGCATATGTGGACATGAGTAGCCGTAATATCGCATATTAGCGTTGCCTTGAATTGCGGAGTAATAAGACTCACAATACATCTGGACTCCACTATGCTTCCATTCGGCCGTAATTATTCGTCCTATCCATTCCGTTATGACTTCTGCGTCATTGCGGTGCTTCTTCTTGATGGTTACCGAAATTGGCGTTGCAGGTATGCTTGCTCGGAAGAAGTTAGCTACCTCAAAGTTTGAAGGAGCAGCGATAGTAAGCTGGGAGCGTCTGATATCATTAGTTAAAGTTATAGCTTCACGTGACAAGGGCATTGGTAGATATGGCATATTGTTTATCACGACTTCACTTGCTGTAGTATTGTAGCGATAGATAAAAACACCATACGTGAACTCATAAAGTTCTATCGGTTGTCCTGCGCTCCTACTTGTCTCGAAACTTAAAAAACTCATGCGCTCACCGTCCTTACTGGTATCGAGCACTTAACAATTAAACCGTTGTATTCGAGCGTTACCTCGTCGGTATCAAGTCTTACAAGGTCGACAAGCTCCCACCGTTTAATATCCTCAGGATAAACGTTAACAGTGAAGCCTTGGTCGATGACAATATATTCGTCATCTGAGTCGGGTATTGGCGATGCGCTCATGATCTTTCTGTATTGTATCGAGCCGTCGCTAAACGTTATCGCTGAGCGCATAGGGAATGTGCCATAGTTTGATAGTCCAAGTCCTTTGATCTTCGCTGACGTTGCGCCACTTCCGAGCATTTCTATTAGGCGTATGTCTTGCATAAAGGTAGGGAGCAGGAACGTCTTTTGTCGGCCGCTAAGCCAATGAAGGAATTGCCGCCATCGCCACAAGTCGGTCTTATTGGCTGTGACCTTGCCAAGTAGGCTTGTCTTTTCGACGATGCTTCGGTTAGGCTCAACTTCAATGAGGCCTTGCCCATTGTCGATGAATTCCGACGCTCGATATATGCGTTCGCTAAACTCCTCAACCTTCACTCCGACGTCTCGTAATATGGGATATCCATCCAGTGTAGGATAGTTTTGTGCTCCTATATACTTATCATCAATAATGGTAAAAGTTGCTGAAGCCTGGACAACTGCGTAGTCCTTTTTCATATGTATGCCATCTTGAACGATACCAAAGAGCAACGGCATTATCAAGGCGTTGCTGTAGTTGCGCAATATCGGTTGATCAACGTCTATGCCATTATCTCTAAGCGTTACAATATTAACTGCTTCATTTTTATCGTCGCTTTCCCAAATGAATGCGGCATTATCGTAACTTGCGTTTTTTGTGTTAAAGCTTATTGTCGTTGCTCCGCTTGGGATAGATGCTATTTTTTCAGCTTCGGCCCATATGGGAACGCCCCAAGTGCGAAACACCCAAGCTTTTGCAAGTGTAGCTATCTCTGAGCCATAGTGCGGTGTTTTGGTATATGAGTAAGTGATATGTCGTCTTGGAGCGATACGCAATGCGATGCGCTGCTCGTCTGAGTAGGTTTCGATTAGGTCGGTAAGCCATTCAAGTTTTTCTGTAAATTGTCGTCGTGGCATCCAGTAGAATACAACTAATCGTCTGCCTTCGATGCTAATTGGTATTGAGTAAACATTAAAGTTAAGCGTGATTGTGGCGTCGATGGTGGGGGGCCCATTGGTAGTAACTTTAACTCGGTATATTTCGGCATGGTTAATGCCAAAAGTGTAGGGGTATGATAACGGCCCTTCAAATTGTATTCCTTCAGCATTGACTAAGCCCAGACTGTTCAATGTCCTCGTGTTTTGTAAATCGGCATTCCATATTTCAACTGTATAGCTTTTGTCGGCCATTAAGGTTCCAACATTGATATAGTTAGGCTCAAGATGTATATAGCCATAAACATCATCGTAAAGCGACATAAGCATCCAACCGTTGTGTTGAGTCGGCGTGATTTGTTTAGTTGGTGTAAATGCCCCAAAGAAGACAGGAGTATAGACATCATTAGTGTTAGTTGGTTGGGGCGTTGCATCCCAACTATGATATGACCAGTAGGGTTGACTGCTATTATCATAAGCTTCTGGCGTAGGGACAAAATAAAAGCTCATTAGGCCTCCTTTTTAATTGCCCAACCGAAATTGCCTGTATGGTTAGATTGATATACTGAAAAAACATAAGGTGGTTGATAAACCTTTCTGAAATATGGAAAAACCATCCATTGTTCGTCACCATGATAAATAATAGTC